TCACGGATCCAGAAATTCGTGGACTTTATCGTATTGGAAGGGGAGAGCAAGGAGTTCTATTGGTACGCCCTTATACAAACGATATTTGTGCTCACTGGCGATTCGTAGATGAAGAAGCTGCTACTAAAAGTTCTAATAAAATATACGAAATGTTCTGTGAGTATAAATCGCGGAAAGATTTCATTGGAATGGACATGGCGAGAAAGTTCCTTGAGATGGGATTCACTCGTGCCAGACGGTACGCCAATCACTCTTCGGGACGCAAATATGCAAGCAATGGGAGTGTATCTCCCTGCGAGGAAGATTGCCTCACGAATGTCAAAGCAAGAGCGGCGCAGATCTTCAAAGTGATCCGTGATAAGGCTGCATACGACCCAGAGTATCAAAGTATGCGTAAAGAATGGAGATCTCGCGAATGATTATAAGTGAACGTCCTATGTTTGCCATTCCATTTCTTCATATGAGACTGGAAAACTGGCAATATCGTAAAAAAGTTTTGCTCAATCAACTTTTTGACCGTAGGACGATGCAGAGAGATGATAGTCTAGATCACCTGACCACAGATTATCATTATCAATTTGAACAGGGTGAAGAGGGAGTATATAATAGAGAAGTTGCTGATTTATTTGGTGGAGAGATTGATTACTTGATGGAAAGAGCAAATCTTTCATCGGCAGAAGTAATCATGTCTTGGTTTGAAGAGTCGGGTGAGAAAGATTATCATGGTATACATAATCACGGAGCAGAGGGATTTAGTTCTGTAGTTTTTGTTGACTATGACTCTAGTGTACATCAACCTACACAGTTTGTATGTCCTTGGGTGGGAACGGTTGAACAAGAGGTACTTGAGTTTGTTCCGCCAAATGTAGAAGAGGGTGATATTATATTTTTTCCGTCACTAATTGCTCACTACACCAGACCAAACAGAACTGACAAAAAAAGACTGATTCTTTCTTTTAATTTGAAGTGTAAACTTCATAAGGCACCATTCGAACGTTAAACCTATGTCAAACTACGTACAACTAGTAAGAAATAGACAGAAAGCCTTAGACGAAGGTGATATGGAGACTGCTGAGTCGATCTATGGAAAGATCGTAAATCTTCTACAATCTGGTAAGGTCACTGCAGAAGAATTTAATGAAGCAGCACAACCCTATTGACAAATAAAAAGAAACAAGGTATACTATAGGCATCTTATTATACATCATGCACTACAAACCTTACAGTCAGGAGTGGCATAGATACCGCTACCTCAAAGAGGCTATTGATAAGTACCTTGACGATGGTATTGACCCAACTTTCATTATGGATGACATCCGAGATGTTCTCCATGTCAGATCGGAAGCAGCATATCAAGAATTCTCTAGGATCAATCAACTAGAGCATTATCTATCTGAAGAGTGAATTCGTTAGTACGAACGGTAGATAATTTTCTGACACAATCTCAGGTTGAATTTCTTAGGGAAGAAGTTCACTCTATGAGAAAGTATTGGAAAAATTTTAGAGACTATGAAAGGTGGAAAGATCAACCGCCTAGAGACTTCCAAAAGATACAACATGTGTTGGGGGATGCTATTTACCTTGTCCATGTACAAGACAATGGACCAACAACTCATGAAATAGATAGAGTCTTGCAGGGTAAACTCCGTGCAAGATTTGCTTGGTTATATGAGAAATTATTTCTTGAGATCAGTAAACAGTTCAATCTCAAGGTAGAATTTGATGAAGATCTAACTGTACCAGCATTCCATGTGTTCGGTGGCGAGGAGATGAAACTTGCCGCATGGAATTTGCATAGTGATATGGGAATCTTGGATTATTATCCCAGGGTTAAACCAGGAGAGATCGTTTCTTTTGTATCAGTTATTCAATCTACCAGTGAACCAGCATTTTTAGACATCGTGATAAATGATGAACACTGGGTTCACAATGAACAAGTTGAATATAAAATGGGAGCGATACATTTCTGGAATGGTATCATTCCACATAGAATTGGGAAGTTTTCCTTAAAGGAAAATGAGTATCGTATCACGTTTCAAGGACACTTTTACATAGATCCTGACACGAGAGTTGCTAGAGTGTATTTTTAATGATACACTCTAAATATTAATAGTACGGATGACCACACATGCTATCTACAGCGTACCGTTTAAGACTTGAAGGCATTTGTAAGAAGATTTCTAATAAAGAGGAAGTATCTCTTACAGACATGATGTGGGCCGAAAAGCTTGCTAAGTCTTATACAACTGCAAGAGACTGGTTAAACAAAGCACGTCGTCAAGCTGCTCAGGATATTCAGGAGGGCAGTATGGATGATTTTATGAATAAGATGGGACTAGGCGACCCCGACCCATCTAATTACAAAACGGGGTTCGGTTCCGCAGACGAAATTGTGGATTGGTTCAAGCAAGACAAACCTGATGATTGGAGACAGAGAGATTGAACGACCAAGACCTAGACCTTCAGTATTTGAAGGAAGAGCTCGATAAATTGAAGGAAGAAGTTGCAAAACTTAAAGATGATGTTGAACGTCAGTCATACCACAAGATCCCTGATAGGTACTGAAATGAAAATCAGCTTTTGATTCCAAAAAAGCTGGGAAAAAAATTCTGGCAATTTTTTGACTGTCAGGATTTTCACAAATTTCATGCACCATTTCTAAATATCCCTATAATGACGGAAACGGCACAAATTAATGACTGAACCCGTGAAATTCAAGGATTGGGGCGAAGACATTGAGTTACCTGAAAGGGTAACTAAAGAAGAAGTACAGGAGATGATCGATGCTGCTATACGCAGACACAATCGGAATGCTTCCATTATTTCTATGTGTGTTGGTTGGGTGGTCCTTGCTTTATTTGCTGAAGGACTGCTGAGATTGGTTGGTGTCATTCCCCCACTTTTGACCTGGTTGGATTTATCAATTAAATGATTGAGGTATTATTCTATCCAGAATTTCAGTCTCTTAACGGAGATTTGGAAAGCTGGATAGATTTTTTGCCAAATAATACCGAAGAATATTCAAATCTCGTCGTTACAAAGCAAACTGGATACAATACGTATCCTAAACCCTTTTTGAAACTGAAGGATTGGGTAGTTAATAAAATCTCTCCCGATAGAGAGATGGAATACCAACTTTGGGGTGCTATTTACAATTATGGTGATTATGCTAAAACGCATAAACACTCTGGTCATGATGAAAATGCATCTGACTATTCTTTTGTTTATTATGTGAATGCTCCAGAGGGTAGTTCTCCACTACTTTTCCGTGATCTTATCATTAATCCTTCTCCTGGACTTTGTGTAGTTTTTTCCTCCGATGAAGTCCACCGTGTTCCCGAAAACAAGTGTGAAAGAAGAATTGTACTAGCGGGCAATTTAAAATGGAACGGACTTTAGAGTGGATTGGTGTTACTTTATTATTCGTGTTTGGAGTAACTATGATTATCCAAGGGCACTTCATTTTCCATGGTAAAAGAGGATACCGTCATTGTGAACGTGAGAGGGAAAAAATGGATAATGCTCGTAAACAAGTAGAACAGTTGTTTAGAGAAAAATGACTCCAGAAGAAAGGGATCAGTTTTATCGAGAATTGTACGAAAGAACCCAAGAGCTAAGAATTCAGACCTTGTTTGAAGAACCATGCCCTCTTTATGAGGATGATGATGACATACACTGAATGGATGGAGTTCATTAGTTTCACTGAGACTATTTTATGGCTTTTTGTTGCTTGGTTCAGCGGAGTCTGTCTTGGATATCTAATCGGATTTAGAAACGGGAGCGGATCATGAATAGTTTAGTATTGTATACTCTCATTATTTGGAGTATAATAGGAATATTTGTTGTTTGGGGACTAACACACGCTTATGCATGAAGGAATCGAACAGATTGGATCTGAAGTCTTAAGACAAACTGCTAATCCTGTGGAAGAGGTAGATGGCGACATATCTTTCACACTATACTTGCAAATGTCACTCGCCATGTATAAATATGGAGGTATTGGACTAGCAGCCCCTCAAATCGGTGTCAGTAAACGAGTAATCGTCATTGATGATGAGGGAGATGCTTTCATGATGGTTAATCCAAGAATTACTTGGAGAAGTAAAGAACTTTCTAGCTTTGATGAATCTTGCCTAAGTGTTCCTGAAGAACATGGCGAGGTTATTCGGCCATCTTCCATAAAAGTAAAATTTCAAGATAAAACTGGAAAATATAAACATTGGAAAATGGATGGTTTGAAAGCTCGTGTCGTCCAACACGAAATCGATCACTTAGATGGAGTCCTTTTTGTAGACTACTTAAACAAATGAGAGCAGAAGCAAAATTTCACGTAGAGGAAGCTCAAAAGCAACTCAGAATGGCTCTGAAATATGCATCCGAGTTTGACTCTTGTTCGGAATTAACGGAAATAACCAAAACACTCAATACCCTTGATGAATGGTTAAAACCCGAAAAATCCAAGAAACCAAAAAAACACGAACTCAATAATACGCAATTTACTTGGAATAATGAATACAAATTCGTTCCAGCTTTGCAAAATGAGGAAAATGTGTTAACATACGGCAGTACTCACTGATTTCATGACGTTATTTCTTGTTATTCTGTCCAATGCGTTAATTTATATTATCGTTAAGGCACAACTAGCTCGTAAGTTTAAGAGGGGTTACACAATTTACTTGCGAGATGAAGATGGTAACCGACAAACCTTGACTGATACTATTGCTTATCTTATTGAGCAAAACGAAGTCTTGGAAAAGAAAATCATGTATCTTGCTGGCGAAATGGAGAGTCAGTGGTTATCAATTGAAAAAGTTAAGATGATCACTGGTGCAGACAAATACTGCAATGACTAATAACCCTATATAAACTGTCGAATCCAAGCCAAGCCTATGGACAACGTTAAACACGAAAAACGCCGTGATGCACTTGGTCTTTTTTATGAGAGTGTTTTGAAACCAGATCATGAATTGCGTCAATGTGCTCACAATCAAGAATGTTATCATGAGTTGATGGAGTGGCGAGAAGAAGTAATCAGGTACTTAGATGAAAGAAGAATCCAAGAATTCCACGACTGAAAATGAAAATTATGAATGGATTGAGTGCAAGTGGGGAGATTTCCGAGTCGAAAAGAAACGATTTGGAACTTGGACTAGCTTTAGTAAGGAAGGTAAGGAACTCATCACAGGCCTTACGAGGGAAATTGTCGTTCAAGGAACACATTTTCATCAAGAAGGTGTCGCTACCAATTGGGCGAACTGCACAAGTTCCCGAAAATTTAATGGAACAGTTGGAGGAAAACTGTAATGGTCTATGAAAGCATGAGTGAGTTTGAAAAAGCTCTACGTGACTTCGGAACTCGTGTAGATGTTATCGTTGCCATGGAAATGGCCCAAAAACTAGACCCTGAAACTGCATATCAGGAGATTAAGGGTCTATATAAAGAGTTGAAGAAAATTCACAAAAAAGATTCATGAAGATTTTTTTGGATACAGCGGATACTGATATTATTCGCAAGTATTTCGCAACTGGCCTCATTGATGGTGTAACAACCAACCCCACTCTCATCATGGAGAGTGGTAAAAATCCAGAAGATGTATATCAAGAACTAAAAGAACTTGGTATCAAAGATATTAGTATGGAAGTCGTTGGTAATGAAAGTGAAATGCTTTCTGAAGGTCAACGTCTTGCTGAAAAATTTGGTGATGTTTGCACTGTAAAAGTTCCTTGCACCCGTGAGGGACTTTCTGTTTGTAAATCACTATCGGATCAAGGTATTAAAGTCAACGTTACATTGATCTTCTGCGCTGCACAGGCAGTCCTTGCAGCAAAGGCAGGGGCAACATATGTTTCTCCCTTTGTGGGACGATTAGACGACCAGTCAGTCGCAGGTCTGGAGGTAGTAAGGTCTATTTCTGACCTTTTCCGTGTTCACGGAGTAAAGACTCAGGTTCTTGCCGCTTCTATTCGTAGTGTACAACGTGCCATCAGATCATGGTATAATGGTGCAGAGATCTGTACTATGCCTCCAAAAGTTTTTGATGACATGTATGATCACATTCTTACCGATAAAGGTTTGGAAATCTTCGACAAAGATTGGTCACAAGTAAATGGAGTAAATTGATGTTATCATCATCTGTAGTAAATTCACTACAAGACGCTGAATTAAATTTAAGAAACGCTCTTGCTTTTGCTGCAAGAGGAGAACGACCGTTTGTCGCAAAAAGTATTGCATCGATGATTTCGGAGATCGATTCTTTGCAACACGCAGACAAAATGATCGACAATCTAGACAAATTCATTGAAGAGACTGATGAGTAATGAAGATTGGAGATATTCCGACGAAAGAATGGTTCTGAGAGCAGAAGCATTCATTGCACTAAAGAGACATTTCAATTTGAAAGAAACGAGGCATCTCTATGAATTCTGCCATGATTGGGTATCGCAAGGAAATAAGTCAATCGTCGGGATTGAATCACATTTTCATCGGTACGTCTCCGAAATTGAAGGTCGAACCGTTTGATACGGTAAGATATCCCAACCGCTTGGGATCTCCTATAGAAGGAAAGATAATGATAATCTTAGATTCATATCTAACGATTCAAATACACCCAGATTCCTCAACTGGATTTATTGTTTTCAGGGAGGACTGGGACAAATTAGAGGTAGTCTTATGTTCACAATTTATGCAAAACCACATTGCTCTTTGTGTATAAAACTGAAGATGGTCATGGACCTTCTTGGTAAAAAATACGAAGAGAAAATCTTGGGAGTTGATTATACTGAAGAAGAATTCAGAGAGAAATTCCCAGGTAAAAATCTGTTCCCTCAGGTAGAACTTGAGGGCAAGTATATTGGTAACTGTAATCAGACAGTTGCTTACTTGAAGGATCACAGGGTTTTCTAGTGGAACGTAAGGACATCCACATAAATAGAGGTGTGGAATTATTATTAAGGGGGGAACCAAAGCCTAAGGAACATTCAAAGACCTGGGAAGTGAGCTTTGGAAAGTTGGTTACCCTCTTTAAGAAGGAATACCATTTCTTTTTCCAAGTATCACTTGACATAAGAGACAAGTAATTAGGAGGAAGAAAAATGGAAGCTTCTATCATCGCGATTTTTATTATGATGAGCGTGATGTTTTTGATGATTGGTGGTATAATTGGTTGGTTAGCGCAACAGAATAACCTGTTTGTAACCTCCCAAACAATGCCATCCCTCCATCCCGAAATGTATGATGAGAATGGTAATATTCTGCCTGATGAAATTCTAGCTGTAAGATTTGAGAATGAGTATGACGACTACGAAGAAAACGACGACGCGGGCTAAGACCACGACTCGTAAAACGACGACAAAACCCAAAACAGTGGCAGTTAAAAAGGTGGAACTGCCACCAAACCCCATGGTTTACGAAATTCTTGAAGCTGTTGATTCCGAAAGAACTAAAGCCAAAAAGATTTCTATCCTACAACAACATGGAGATAATTCTCTGAAGTCCCTGTTCATTTGGAACTTCGATGAGACTGTTATTTCTATGCTTCCTGTTGGTAATGTTCCCTTCCAACCTTTAGATGGTGATCAAGGAGCAAGTCCAGAAAGAGGAGTTCCTTCACGTACTACTATTCGTAGTATTGCGGATAAGTTTTTTAATTTTGTTAAGGGTGGTAATGATGCTCTGAACAAAATCAAACGTGAAAGTATGTTTATCAATATGCTTGAGACTGTTCACGTTAAAGAAGCTGAGATCCTCATTCTTGTTAAGGACAAGGCTCTGGGTTCTAAGTATAAGATCACCAAAGAGTTGGTATCTGAAGCATATCCAGATATTCGTTGGGGAGGTCGTTCCTGATGGGAAAAGGTTGCAGAATATTGCACCATGACTGTGATCCCACTTTAGCCGAAGATAGATCATTGCCTTACACTGCATATCTGGTAGAATATTTACTAGATGGCAAACCTCACTATGATATTGCAATTGCACCAAAGAGGGTTGATATTTTTGATGACTATTGGGACAAATATCGACAGGATTTAATTAAAATGACACAAACAGAGGGTAGGTGTAATCCTAAACTCTGGGGAGCCCAACAGAAAGACAAGAAAAAATGAGTGAAGCCAAAATTGATGTTAATGCTGAAGAGTTTGGTAAAGTACTGAAAAAGTACAAAAAACTCAAGAAGTATATGAAATCTAACATCTTTGAGATTCATCGAGTAAATGGATCTGAAAGTGTTATTTCAAGCCTAACCAAAGATTACATGGATCTAGATGATGAAAACTTCGGACTACAACAGACTGATTCCTACGAGGGTAAAAACAACGCCACAATTAGTGGAGGAAGCGAATCAAGCTTTGTTTCGAGTGACGATGAATCTTCCTCAAGCAGCTAAACACTGTGGAATGACCGAGAAAGAAATGAAAATGACTTTCTGGGAATTTTTAAAGTATCACCCAACTGATTATGAGACATCAGATAATTGATGATTTTCTTCCTGCAGATCAATTTAAAGATCTGCAGGATTTTATGTTGGGCAGAGAAATTCAGTGGACTTTCTTAGATGGAGTTGCTACTCCTGGAGACGGGTATCACCAATTTACTAAGATTTTTTATAATCACTTTCAACCCTACCCAGACTTTAATAGACTTGGTGGTGTTATTCAGTCCATAAATCCTGTTTCTATAGTGCGAATAAAAGCAAATATGCACCTTCGCACGGAAGAAGTTATACAACATCCATTTCATACAGACGTTGACGATTGCAACACTGCCATATATTATGTAAATAGTAACAACGGTAAAACTATTTTTGAGAATGGTCTGGAAGTCGAAAGCATTGAAAACCGTCTGCTAGTTTTCGACTCGAATGAAAAACACACAGGAACTACATGTACTGACAGTCTTCGTAGGTGTGTTATTAATTTCAATTATCACCTCTAATATGGTATAATTATGGAGAAAGAAAAACTCAAACTGATTGTAAGAAATCTAGAGCTTCTGGTAGAAGCTTTAAAGTCTGAGGTTTATTCGGACACAACTTCCTATCTTCCTACAGATAAGGACAAAAAACTTGGTTTTTATGAAGGCCGAGATGATGACGATGGTTACCCTGATTAAACTATGAATGTAAAATTAGTAAGTGTTACTCCCGATGCGGAGCAGACCATGGCATATATTGCCCGTGTGTCTAACCCCTCTAACCAGGACAATGAAAAGTATGCAGGGTTACTTCGGTATTGCATTCAACATAACCACTGGAGTGTGTTTGAGCAATCTACGATGACTCTGGAGATTGAAACATCCAGAGCAATAGCGGCCCAAATTTTGCGTCACCGTTCGTTCACATTTCAAGAGTTTTCGCAACGCTATGCTGATTCTTCCCTACTCTCGAAGGAGATCCCCCTTCCAGAGCTCCGTCGTCAGGATACGAAGAATCGTCAGAACTCTATTGATGACCTTGATCCCTTTGAGGTTCAGATTCTAGAAAAACAGATGCAAACTTTGTTTGAATCTTCTATGTCTTTATATCAACAGATGTTGGAACGTGGAGTTGCAAAGGAATGTGCTCGTATGGTGCTTCCTCTCTGCACGCCAACTAGAATCTATATGACAGGCTCATGCCGTTCATGGATTCACTACATCAATCTGCGTTCTGCAAATGGGACTCAGAAGGAACACATGGATATTGCAGAGTCTTGTAAGAATGTTTTTATCGAACAATTCCCGACTGTATCCGAAGCATTGGAGTGGGTCTAATGGCAACATATCCTGTTAAGAACAAAGAAACTGGTGAAACCAAAGAAGTTATCATGAGTATTCACGACTGGGATCAGTGGCGTGAAGACAACCCCGAATGGGAAAGATACTACACTCCAGATAATGCTCCAAGTTTTGGTGAAGTTGGGGAATGGAAAGACAAACTCCATAACCGCAACCCAGGATGGAAAGAGGTTCTGAAGAAGGCTGAAAAGGCTGGTGCAAATCGACAATCACTTATGTAAGGAATTATGGCAAGAAGGAAGAGAAATCAAGAAGATCCCATTGGAGTGGGGATGACGGCGAAACAAATGCGTCGTAAAAAACCGATCAACAGTGACATGTTGGTTGACATTGAGCCTTTGACAGAGAATCAGGAAAAACTCTTTAAGGACTACGATGAGGGTAAAAACATCTTTGCATATGGTGCTGCTGGTACTGGTAAGACCTTTATCAGTCTCTATAAGGCCCTTTGTGATGTTCTAGATGAGAATACTCCATACGAGAAACTCTATATCGTCCGTTCCCTCGTTTCGACCAGAGAGATTGGATTTCTCCCTGGAGATCATGATGACAAGGCTGCTCTGTATCAGATTCCATATAAGAACATGGTTAAGTACATGTTCGAGATGCCTACCGATGCAGACTTTGAGATGCTTTATGGCAATCTGAAGACTCAAGAGACTATTTCCTTCTGGAGTACATCCTTTATTCGTGGCACCACGATGGATAATTGCATCGTTCTTGTGGATGAAATGCAAAACTTGAATTTTCATGAACTTGATAGTATAATTACCAGAGTTGGTGATAACTGCAAGATTGTTTTCTGCGGTGATTCTACACAAACTGACCTTACCAAGTCATATGAAAGAAACGGTATTCTCGATTTCAAGCGTATCGTTGAAATTATGCAAGATGACTTTGGTGTAATCGAATTTGGTATCGACGATATCGTGAGATCTGGGTTAGTTAGAAACTATTTGGTTACAAAACTTGCCCTTGCTTTATGACGTTTGTTCATCTCAATAAACTAGCAGACTTTGAACTCGATGCTAAACTCATAGATGGTGTTAGGTATTACGATGTAAATGGTAAACCTTTCCCATCTATCACTTCTGTGACTAGTTTTTATAATCGTCAAGTCTTTATTGACTGGCGTAAAAAGGTTGGTGAGGAAGAAGCCAATAAAATTACTACCGTCGCTACACGAAGGGGTACAGATTTCCATGAAGTCTGTGAAAAGTATTTGTTGAATGAAGATGTCCGATCAATGGATATTCTTCCTACGACAAAGGCACTATTCCTCTCTGCGAAGCCTTCTATTGACAATATAAATAATATACATGCTTTAGAGAAACCCTTATATAGCGAATATTTTGGTATCGCTGGAAGGGTGGACTGCATTGCAGAGTATAATGGTGAACTTGCCATTATCGACTTTAAGACTTCGAAGAAGATAAAACCAGAAAAGTGGATCCAACAATATTTTGTTCAGGAGACCGCTTACGCCTGTATGTACTATGAGATGACAGGCATTGCTGTTAAGAAACTGGTGACCATCATGGCCGCCGAAAATGGAGAATGCCACGTTTATGAGAAAACAAACAAAAGTGACTATATTAAACTTCTTACCAAGTACATCAAAGAATTCGTCACACACAAACTTGGAGAGTATGGAGAAAGACGTTAACGACCTACTCAGAGAAAAGTTTTTATGCCAGAATAGATTTACTCAAGA